CACTTCCTTCACACGGTAAAGGTATTTATCATCACATCAAGTTAGCAACTTGGACGCGACGATAGTACTTGTTGCTGTTAACGGTGAGAGCACCGCTGCCCTGGGTGAGACCTTGAGCGAAGGGATTGGAGACCATGCCGTAGCGGGTCTTGAAGCCAATCTTGGGCTGGAAGGTGTCAGGGTTGATAGCACGAACCTGCTGGAGGGGGACATAGGGGCAGTAGAAGAGACCTGCGTCATAGGGGCTGGTGCCCTTATAACCTGCAACGTAGAAGTGCTTGTCAGCAACGTTTGCAGAATAAGGATCAACATAAACCTTGATGCGGCCATTCAGGGTGCCAACCAGGGTGCTGCTGTTGTCATCGGGGACGAGACCGTTGTTGCCAGCGAGAGCAGGGGTGTAATCGAGGACACCAGCCATGCCGAGAGCAGAAACCACATCAGCAGAAGCGATGAGGATGTTGCCCTTCCCGCGACGAGTCTCATGACCGATAGCGTTGCAATCACGCTCGATCTGGAAGAGGAGACCCTTGAACTTCTCAACCGACCAACGACCGTTGGAGTCAACGTCGAGGTCGAAGATGCCTTGGGTTGCAGTGTTGTTGATAGCACCCTTTACAGCGTTGGTGTAAATGGTACGGACAACTTCACGGTTGATTTCAGCAAGAATCTCGGTGCTAAGAATGTTAGCGAGCTCTTGCTCAGCATCTAGACCATGGATCGCCTTGAGATCCTGTGCCATTTCGATGCTGTATTCTGCCTTCAGGGCGCGTGCCTTTGCAGTAACGGTGACCTTCTCGATCGAGAAGCCCATCTCACGGAAAGCAGTGTTAGCAGAAGCATCAGAAAGTGCCTCTACAGTAGCGGTGCTCATGCCTTGAGCGTCGCCAGTCAGCTCATAGGTGCCAGCGGGGCTGTCATTGAGCAGTGCGGGGTTGGTGCCCTCAGCGTCGTTGTCTGCGCTGCCAGATGCACCAGGATCATAGGTGCCAGGACCACCCGAGAAACCAGCGTTGGGCTCGTTGAAGAATGCTTCATCATAACCGCCTGCTGCGGGGTTACGCTCTGCGCCATAGTTGGTACGCATTGCGAAGATAAGACCAGTAGGACCAGTCATGGGTTGAACGCCTGCGATATCGTAAGCGATCAGTTGGGGCATGGAGCGACGGATCAGGCTGATCAGTACGGGGTCGAAACCTGCGACAGGACCAGTTGCTGTGTCACCACCAGTGTAACCTGTGGTTTGGAGAGTCTCGGTGAGGATCTTGCCTTCCTCAGCGATTGCTCTCTCTTGGTTTTCAAGAAGTTGTGCGACTACGCCTTTCTTATAGGAATCAGCGATGCTGGGGAGAGCGTCGTGATTCAGAACGGGTGCCCACTTTTCTTGTAAGGATGCGAATGCCATTTTTTTGGTATCTCCGTTTTAAAAAAAGTAGTTGTTACGAATAATCATTTAGACCACATCTTAAGGGCGTCTACGTACTTCGACATAGACTGAGATGAGGCGTTTTCTACAAGGGGCTCACTGCTGTCCTCGGTAGGATCGACAGAAGATTCTGCTACCTTGCGAGTAAAGTAAGATTCCTTGATAGTTTCGATTTTCTTACGAAAATCTGCTTCATTTTCAAACTCAACACCCTCTGCGAGAGAAGCGAGCTTCTCCTTCTGGGTCTCTGCGAGACCTGCAGCGCACTCGTTCACAATTTCCATTTTAGTATAATGTCCAATTCTCTTATTGAGTTGGACGTTGGCGTCGATTTGCTCGTTGAGTTTAGCTTCCATCTCATCAAGCTCTTCAACCATGCCGTCAAGCAGGTTGAATTTCTCTTCGGGCACACTCATGTTGTGCTCAATGAAGAGAGTCTTTAGACCGTTAAAGAACGACTCCGAAATTTCATTCTTAATGCCGTGCTCGATCTGGAGTGCATTTTCCTTCATCCAGGTCTCAGCGACATAAGAAAGGTAGTCGTCAACTTTAGCAGCCAATTCTGTTTTGATGCTCTCGACTTCTTCAGTCAGAGTAGCTT